GCCCACCCTGCGCCAGCATCCAGAGAATCTGTGCCGCCACATTCGGGTTGTAGTTCTCGATAGTGTTCCGAGGGAATTGCTTAGCCCTTTCCTTGACCTCAAGGAAGAACTCTTTCATCGCCTCTTTACTATCAATCGCTGATAGGTCTTCGTCGCTCATTTGGTCTTCTTGCCGTTTTTAACCTTAACGGCCCCAGAGTGCAACTCTTTTTTGAGCTTATTCTGTTGCGTTAAGGAAAGCGGCGAAACCTTACTGAGCAGGTAGCGTACTTGCTTTTTACTTTTTGATTTCATAATCCTTGCCGGAAATTGATTCGCGTTTGGTTCCGTACTTCTCGCGGAAATCTTCATCATCCTGCGGAAGAACGCCGAGGTTTTCGACAATGTAATCCATGAATGCTGGGTCGTTCCGGCCAGTTCCAAACAAAGCACCAATGCCACGGCTCGTCGCGCTAGATGCGGTTATAGCGGCAGTAAGATTTTTGGCGTATTGTTCTTGAGATACCTCGTTTCTATATGCCTTCCTAATGAATGGCATCAATTGACCTCCAGCATACAACCATGATGCAATCCTGTGCTTAATCGGATGAGATAGCTTGCCAGCCATGTAAACATGCGCTCCAGATCCAGAGACGACACCCCTTGGTGACACCTGATCTGCCATAGGTCCAACCTCTCTTACTGAAGTCGCAACCATTGATGCGTTCTTGAACTCATCGTAAAACTCATCTCCAAGAACCGTTCTAATGTTCCTTTCGATTGTTGATTTATTCTTTCCCTTGGTAGTCTCGTTTAGGAACTTGTTGGCATCCCACAGATCATTACCATATTTAGTGATGTCACCCTTAGGCTGATAACGAGCAAATAAGTAAGAAACGAAATCGTTTCTAATCTCCTTTTTCTCAGCATCATTGAGTTTGCCCATAATTTGTGACACATGAGCATTTGGTGCTGTGAACATCGCTTCTGGCAGGCGAGCGTTCTCCAGGACTCCATTATGACCTTTAAGCACCACATCAATTATCTTGTTGTTAGTGAAAGTATCAAGATCAGCCTTTGCCTTTGCTCGCTTGGCGATTAAATCGGCTGTTTCATTGTAACTCTTTTCAGACATCGTCGCGCGAAGTGGTTCAAGATCACGCATTGATAGTTTTGATGCATCTGCACCATTTCTTTGGAGTGATTGATTTAAAGCTCTCAACTTCTTAACCATCGAGATGCCGTAGTTTTCATTTCTTTCTCCAGTATTTGGACTATAACCAAACAACTCGGTAACCATTTCCTCGTCAAATTTGACAGGGCCACCGACTTCGATTCCATTACGGCCATTAAAACCAACCTTCTCAAGGTAAGCGTTAGCCATTCTGTTGCGTAATGCCGCAGCTTGAACCGGATCAGCAATAGATGCCGCTTGAATAACTTTTCTTGCAATTGTTGGATCTGAGATGGCTTTTGATGCAACTTGGCTGGGGGTCATCTTCTGTTCACCGAACGCCTCTTTCAGTATTTGTCCTACAGATCCAGTTTCAAACCCTAGTCTTTCTTTGTACTTAACTGTAGCCTCATCCCATAAGCCCTTTATCCCAGCTTGGGTGTATGACTCGTCCCTGTATTTTTGCAAGGCGGATTCTGCTTGGCTAGCCACTTGTTTAGGTGTAGCTTGTCCGACAGCTCCACCCTCTGGAACTGCGTCACGAACTAGCCTAAGGTACTTATCAAGACTAAGTGGATCAATCGGGCCAGAATTGAGTTCAAGCTGGGAGATCTCCTTTAATGTGCTTTCCAGTTTATCTTCCCCAATCTTACCTTCCGCTATTTTCTGCCTAAGCAAATCCGCTTTCTCGCCATTAGTTGCCCTTGACTCGATTTGGTCGGCAAGTTGTTCAAGTGCCGAGTTCCTCAATGGGTAGCTTTTTTTCAATGAACCCCTAATAATTCCGGCCACATCCACGGGATCGTGGAATGTACCAGTTTGGTCGGCAGCATCGTAAAAGTTTTTGTAAATATCATTCTTAACATTATCTGTCATTTCCTCAGCTTTTGACAGAATGTTCGTTAAGTCATTTCCAAGTTGAACACTGGTGTCCTTGCCCATGTTCGCTTGCAAATCGTAAAGTTTCTCATCAAGATCCCCACGGAGCTGCTTTGCGATGTCTTTGTCGTAAGCCGACACAACATCAACAAGTTCTTGGTTGCTTTGAGCAAGGTTATCTTGCGCGGCCTTGTAAAGCCTTTCCTTGGCTTCTGCTGGACGCGTTCTTGAATCCATCCACTCTTGAAGGATATTCCGTGTTTTTGAGATGCGCCTTCCAAGCAACGATCTTGGTATCTTCTCGCCAATCTGAAGCTGTTCTACAAGTTTAGCTTCACCACGAGCGGCGGCAGTAGGCACGAAAACCTTATCGCCGCGATCTATCATGAATTGGGATTTGTTGAATTTTTCTTCAGCGTCAAGTAGCGACTTATAGTATTTGTTCTCTACTGGCTTCCCAATTCGTTTAACAAATGGTTTAGTGGATAGACCAAGTACTCCTTCAATAAGGAAACCAGTAGCTTCCTCCGTTGTTCTTCTGAGAATGCTTTCTGGCAGCTTTTCGCCAACCCCAAGAACAGCTCTTACAAATTGGTCTTGAGCCGTTCCAGCAGCAAGAGAAGTAGCAGAACCAGCACCTGCAGCTAGAAATGGACTCTGGGTTGGAGCCGCTGCAATTGTGCCAGTTATTCCAGCCAATGCAGGTAAGACTTCCCCTCCAATGTCAAGCAGGTCTTTAGGGTTAAATCCTCGTTCGTCGGCGGCAACCAGTTTCCCGTCTGGTCGCTTAACAAGAAACATTGGAGATCCCTCAACATTTACGGTCTGAACCGAATCCTTGTATTTCCCAACAAGATAGTCTTCTTTTGACTTGTCTTGAAGGAATGACATATTGAACCGGTCTCTACTGGGAAGGCCGGAATCCAAATCAATTACATCTGGAGAAACATCTAACGCAGAAGCCAATGTAGATTTGAGCTTTTCAGTATTAGTAGGAGCCTTAAACCCAGGTTCTCTGATTTCACCAGGCATTGGAGGGACTCCCTCAGTAGGGCCGACAAATTTATATTCGCCAGTTTCGATGGACTTTAACGCCTTTCCTTTTTCTTGACTGATTGCGGCATCAACGGAAATAATATCTTGATCAAGTGCGTTAAGGTCTTCTTGCTTTAACTCCGCTCCATATGGGTCTGATGCCTTAAGAGACTCAATTTCACCATTTAGTGCGGTTCTCTTTTGAAGAAGAGAAGATAGCACATCTTTAAACTCACCAACTTTAAATTGACCTTCCATTACTTGATTGGGATGTTATTCCTTTTGATGATTTCGTCAATAGCAGGGTTCCCAGTACCGCCTGTTTGCCTCGGTTGTTCGATGCCCATTGTATCCATCGTAGAGGATGGGTACTGCGCCTCAATTTCAGCGTTCTGCTTTGCGGTAATTTTACCCTCCTCCATTAGCTTGTCTCTTTGTTCTGGAGTTCCGTGGATAACATCAAGATATGATTCAATTGCTCTATTTATGTTTCTATTGAAAATAGCTGGACTTGAGGTTGGGTCTAGAGAACCAAACACGCTTTCAAGACGCAATCCTTCGGCATTTGTTGGGTTTCCAACAGCAGCTCCAGTTGGAGAGGCCATCCGAAGTTGTGTCAATTGTTCTAATCCCAGTCTGCTTTTGAAATCCTTAAGAAGACCTTCTTGGATTGTATGGAGTTCCGTACCTGGCGTAATGGACTCAAGTTTTCTTGCTGCTGCTGGTATAACACCCTTTGACTGCATCACAGAAGCATAAAGCCTTTTAGCTTCCATTAGATCTTGGATGTTCCTATCAGCCGATTGAACTGCTTGTTTTTTAGCTTCTTCTGCAGCTTTTGTAAATCTATCCGCAGCTCCAGCCCCTTGAACAAATTCAAATCCACCCCCAGGTAACTGCCTAAGAGACACTCCAGATGGTGGTCTGATTGGTTTAAACTCCCCAGTCTCCACATTTACTTGCCCTTGGGTTCCGTACATCGAAACCTCTTCCGCATTGGCAGGTCTAAATTTAGATGAAGTAGCACCTCCACCAACTGGAATACCCCTAACCATCCGTCTAGGTGCTGGTTGTGGTTGTTGGTTGATCCTTGGCTCTGTTGGCATCGCCCCGCTTGGAGCTGCCTGTGCTGTGCGCATTCCCGCACTTTGTTCAATCATGCGGCCAACTTCAGCCTGTTGTTCTGGTGTTCCCATCGCTTGTTGTGAACCATCATCGCCCATTGAAATAGCTTCATCAATTTGCTTTGGTGTCGCCAGTTTTTCGTACTTTGAACTAACACCACGGGTCCAGAATTTGTTCAGATTTCCAGGATCATTACCCGCGCCGATTGGAGCATATTTTCTACCAATATCCTCGATTGACTTGGCGTTAGCGTATGGCCCCTTCCCCTCGTTCATGCCTCGCCCAAGAAGGCTTGCCATTTTTTCAATAGATGCCTCAACACTCGCCATTTTAATTGGACCAGAAGCGTTAGATACGCCCATTGCATTGTTTTTATTCCTAAATGCTGATGACTTGCCTCCACCTGTTTCATGTTCCGCAATAGCAGCAAGCAAAGCTGGATCAACTCCATACTTGTTGCCGTATTCTTCAAACGATTGCGCGTATTGCCTTAATGGAGAAGACAATGCGGATTGGTTGATCTGTCCAGATGGCGCGATTTGAGATGTGGGGGGCAATTCTCCTAACCCGCCTTCTTCGCCATAAAAATACTTTTCAGTGTTTATAATTGGCCTTTTGGTGTCATAATCATAAGAATTCCCAAACTGGTCTTTCCAAACCCTTTCCTTTCTTTCTTTGCCCGTGTCTGGGTCAAGAATTGAAATTTCCCCTTCTGTGCGCTTAAACGCTTCAGCTTGAGCTTTTTGACCATATATGTTAGCTCTTTGCTGCGCCACTTCTAGGTTGGCGAGCCTAAAGGCATTTTCGGATCGCAGCTGATTCTGCTTGATAGCTCTATCTTGCGCTCCAATTCCAAGGGTAAATGCGTTTGAAATTCCTTGAGCAGCAGTTCTACCAAGTGCCAATGCTTCCACCGGAGAGGTATTTGGATCATTTATTTTAGCTTGAACGGGGGCTAAATAGCTCTCAATATCAATACCAAGGTCTTTGCCCATCTTTATTGCAGACTCAATACCAGCAGATGTTGCTTTAATTTCAGCATCAATCTTTTTGCGTTCTTTGCGAGCCTCACCGAAATCTGCAATACCCTTGCCAATCATAGCCCCAAGGTTCTGCATTCCCTGTGCTTGGATCTCCGCAGCCCTTGTGAAGCCAGAGTAATCCTGCACAAACATCCGTGGGTCTACACCCGCTCCTAGCATCTGTCCTTGTCCGTATGGCATATTATTAGTCTTTCATGTAGCTTAATTTTTCTTGATCCGCCCAAGGGACAAAAGATGAAATGTTCTCAATGATCATACTTAGTTTTGGGCAGTAAACGAATTTAGGTGATTGTGGGTTACGATTGATGCAGCTAGTACAGGCATGAACATAATCAACATTATGGCGTTTGTCTATCTTTTCCCCCCAGACCCCATTGAGTTTCTCGTAACGATCCTCATCGTATGGGACATTGTTTGCTTCAATGTAATCCCATATATCTTCATGAGTCCAATCACGAAGTGGGAACATCATTGTAGCTTGCTCAGTCAAAACCCTTGATTCAATTCTTGTTCCAGCGTCACCACCTAGAATTGGGTCTGAGTCGCATCCTTTATGACCAATCCACAGGCAATCAAATGCTGGCACTTCAAGGTAATGCTGCTTTGGACGCTTTAGGATATCCAAAGCACAAGCAAATTTGGTGTCGTTTGTTGGCTCGGTAATTCCAGTTGGGCAAGTTAAGATGGTTAAGTTTACCCTGTAGTGATTCTGAACCTCCCACTCATCGCCTTCTTGTTGAAAGGACGATTGATAAGGATGCCATGAGTAAACGAGCAGCTCCCAATCTTGCGCAATTTTATCATGGAACTTGTATTTCCATGGTTGCCATGGTTCTCGGAAAAATACTAATGGCAGCTCAATCCCCATGCTTCGCATGATGTGCAACAAAACCATACTATCCTTGCCGCCAGACCAACAAATCATTCCTTTTGGGAAGTGTTTTGCGCCAGAGGAAATTAGCTCTTTGGTTTTTTCAAGTTTTGTCATTAAATAAGGGCAGCTCCAGTTGCCGTACTTGCCATCGTTCCAAGCCCTGCTGCGGCTCCACCAACAACAGACCCAATACCTCCAAACAAACCAGACGAGTAGGATGCCTGTGCTTGCGCGTTGGCTGCATTAGCATTCACAATGTTCTGCCTTTCTGCTGCCCCAAGATTAAGCGCAGATCCAACATCGAAAAGCTGAGGCTTACCAGCACCGATTGCGTCAAGTCCAAGGCCCATCATCTGGTTCCCAACTTGGTAGGAAAGAGGTTGGCTTCCAAGAAGCTGGAGTCCGGGTGCGGTGTAAAACTGACCTGCAAGATTGAACGCTTGTTGTCCAGCCTGTGCCGCCTCTGCTCGCTTCCGCGCCATAATGTCCTCACGGCCCATAATCTCAGAAGCAATAGCAGCATTCCCACCAACGCGGCCAGCGGCCTGTGCGGCTTCTCTGGCAGTTTGCTGGTACATGCGCTGTTGCTCTGGAGTAACTCCCTGTGCGGCAGCGTATGCCCTCTGGGACTCCTGTTGTGCCTGTTGTACTGCGCTAGCCTGTTCTGGTGATAGACCAGCCATCAATCCACGGGTAAGCCCAGCCTGTCCGGTCATCTGACCAAGTTCAGCCTCACGGGCGGCCCCAAGTTGCTGTGCCGTCTGTTGAGTGAACTCTGGAGACATACCAAGCAAACCTAGTCCAAACTGGGAAACATCTTGAAGATTGAGGTCTTGAAACTGTGGGCGATACTTTTGCTCAAACGATAGAATACCCGGCATAGACCGCCGATACGCCGAGAGCATTTTCCCAATGTCTTGTTGGTAGTTTGCTACCGGAGCTTGTACTGATTTAGGTTTGCTTCCCATTGGATTAACTTTCTTTTAACTTTGAATAAAACTTGTAGATGTCGTGGATTCTTACGCGGTCACTTCCTTTGAAGCTGCGTTGGAATGCGATAAAGTCGTAATTTTGAATGTATTTGGATAACGCCCCACGCATGGTTCCTGTGGTAAATGTAACGAACAAGGTGTTGCCGTCATCGACATAGACTGCTTGATTTGGGTTTGAACTGAACGAACTAAAGCCAAAAGCAAAACAATCCATATCGCAAACAACAACGCCATGACATAAGTGCCATGTGAGAAGTTGTTGAAAGTCGATACCTTCTTGTTCATAAATTGTTATTGCTTTAGCTAGGTGCTGGTTCACTTTATTCGTAAACTATATTAACGGAGCCTGCATCAAATTGGTCTGTTCCATTAAGCGTGGTTAAACGGAGTCTGTCTAATGACCCGCCTAATGAAATATTACCTCCGCCAAGCGAAACAGCAACAACGACAGTTATTCCACCAATTGTACTAAACACCCAATTGTTTGACGATATGTTAATAAGTGTACATGTATAATTTCTAAACCAACCAGCACTATTCCCAGTAGGGTCTTCCAAACCGAAACCAGTAGTCCAGTTTGATGGATTAATTCCGGCACTCATTCCATCTGCTACACTTGAGTACCCAGATGTCACAAATCCAGAACTCGTCCCAACTTGAATCATTAGTCCAGAGGTTCCGTTAGTACTTACGCCTTGTAGAACAACGGTAATTCTTTTTGCCCAAGATGGAATCCCAGTAAAGTCAACACTTGTTCCGCTTGCTGTGACGGCAGTTCCAGATGTTATTTTTTGCGTCAAATTTGCAGGCGTAACACTGTTGTTTGGAAGAATTACAGTTTTTCCACTTAAATCTAACGATGCCGCCAACTTCGGAGCAGTTACATTCAAGTCAGCAATTTTAGCCGTGGTTACACCATCGCTTGTGCTTGTTGAGTTTTCAAGCAAAGCGGTCTTAATCCCACCATTTGGAATCTGCATTTGACCTCCAGCCGTAACCTCCAAACCACTACTTGGAACAACAGCACCAGAGACAAAAAACGAATTGTCCATAATGTTGTTGAGCTTTGTCGAGGTAATTTGCTCGTTATTAGAAAATGGGGTTGTTGTATCGACGACTGGCATAATTTATTTCTGTGATATGATTGCACGGTTAGAAACCGCTCCAGATATTTTAACTGAATGCACCTTGGGGGAGCCACTAGTTCTTGTCAAGATCATAGTGCCTGTATACCCACGAAGACCACCAAGCCTACCCCTAACATTGGCAGTTTCCTCCTCGTTATTGCTATTAGATAGATCTCCAATTAAAGCGTTAGTGCTACCAATGGGAAAGGCATTATCTGGATCTTCCGTTGAAAATGACACATCAAAAGTAGATGGTGACCCAGCAGGGAAAGATTGCATTTGGGTCTGAAAGTCAGTAAACCGTTTACGCTCTTGAGTCCCAAAGTCGTACCCACGGGTAGTTAGAGATGAGTTAATTGGCTCAGAATCAATAGTAGCACTACCAAACTCAGCTGAAATGCTATCCGCTTGGGAGTCAACTGCCTCCATTTTATGGATTCCACCGCTAGATGACACAGCATAAAGGTCATTTCGCACGCCAGCCCCAGCAGTTACAAAGTCCGTAATCAAAAACCCAGAGTTACCATAGGTGTCGAGCGATTCCCATCCCTTATTTAAAAAGTTAAACACCAAAATGGCGTTATTTCCTTGGGCATCGCCAGCACCAGCCACGGAATCAAGCGGGACTGCAAGGTAGTACCTATTATCATAGTAAACCGCAGTAGCATTTCCAGCTAATCTAGCGTTAATCCTGTCAATATACGGCTGAATATTCTTGGAAAGTGGTTCTTCCGTACCCCGAAGGTTGTAATCGTTTAGGAAGGTAAGAGCATAAACTCCATTATCAGACAGAAATAGAAGATTGTTGGCTTGCATTACCACCGATTTACGGGCTAAGCATCCAACTTCGCTGGTGAGTTCTTTAACCACGGTGTCTGCAAGGCTTCCTTGAGTGCCAACAACCGCATGAATGCTATTACGATTCATTACCACCAACGCATCATCATAAAATCCATGCATCGCAACCACATAATCCGCAGTACCTCCAGAAATACGGAACTGATTCAGCACCC